GCCAGCAGACAGACCAAAAGTGTTGTTTGTGCTTGATTCTTTGGGCATGATGATGACTCCTACTGATGTTGATCAATTTGAAAAAGGCGATATGAAGGGTGATTTGGGAAGAAAACCTAAGGCACTGACAGCACTTGTCCGAAACTGTGTAAACATGTTTGGATCTTACAATGTAGGACTAGTAGCAACTAATCATACATATGCATCACAAGACATGTTTGATCCGGATGATAAAATTAGTGGTGGACAAGGATTCATATACGCATCATCTATTGTTGTAGCTATGAAAAAATTAAAACTTAAAGAGGATGAAGCAGGTAACAAAGTCACTGACGTAAGAGGTATACGTTCGGCATGTAAAGTAATGAAAACACGTTTTGCTAAGCCTTTCGAAGGCGTTCAAGTAAAAATTCCATACGAAACTGGCATGAATCCATACTCTGGACTGCTTGACTTATTTGAGAAAAAAGGCCTTATCACACAGTCTGGCAACAGATTAAAATATATAACAGCAGAAGGACAAGAACTTCTTGATTATAGGAAAAACTGGGGAGAACAAAACCTTGAAATTGTTATGAGAGAGGTAAGTAATCCAGTCGTAATGAATGAACATGCGACACCAGAAATAAACTTACAAGAAGAAGAGGCTATACAAAAATTACAAGATGGAGACACAGATGCTAATTGATGTTTGGGGTTTGATGAAATCATATGTGCCTGCTAAGGACAGATCAGTTGTGGCGGAAAAGTTTGTAGATATCGCCATGGATAACGGCGTTCAAGACGAAGAACTTAAGGAATTAATTGGACATGATGACGAACTTGATGAAGCCATTCGATACAACCTTGACATCGAAGAAGACGAAGAAGACTATGAGGATGCATGAACTGGTTTTCTGTAATCACTCAAGACATTTCACGAATCCCTGATGCTATAGCACATTATGAAGCAGAGCTTGATAAAGCATCTCATGAAGTAAAATTATATGGCAATCTTGAAAAACAGTCATCTGCTATGCCAGGCGTTGTTGAATCACGTTTTAGGCAACTACAGGAAGTGGAGGGTATTTTAAAACATTTAGAAATACAACTTCGCAAACTAAAAACTAAACACTACAAAAAATATCTTGAAAACTATCAAAGAGCATTAACATCACGGGATGCCGAAAAATACGCAGAAGGCGAAGATGAAGTGTGTGATTATGAAGCAATTGTTAATGAATGGGCACTTTTGCGAAATAAGTGGCTAGGCGTAATTAAAGCACTCGATCAAAAACAATGGCACATCACCAACATTGTAAAGTTGAGAGTGGCTGGCATGGAAGATGCCAACTTATAATATTTCCGCATAAGTTATCCGCAAATTAAACAGTGTGATTTCTGCACGTCTCCTGTAACTTATTAACACTATATTTTACTCGATTTTAATACTAAATTAGTATTGGAGAAATAGGATCAACATGAAAAAAATTTTACAATTAATGGCATCATTAACAAAGTTAACAGCATTAGGCCAAAAGAAAAATGTATCGGAGGCATACAAATATGTCAACTAAAGATAAACTAGGCCAATGGGTATATTCACATGGGATTTGGCATCCTGTGTACAAATGGTAGGAGAGGAGAAAAAATGTATAGAGTATTTGAAAGTACTTCAAGGAGTCTTGGTCAGTTCACTAATTTTATTAATCGTATTTTTAGTCGTAACGACGAGAACTTTGTCGACTTTTGCAGAATCGAATACGGCAACGATTGGCAGTGGGCGTATTCTACATTCAAAAGGGAAGGAAGATTCCCTAATAGTGTCGATAAAAAGGCCGCTTAATGGCTGAAATAAACATTTGGTTTTTTATAATTACCGCATTGATTTTAGTGATAGGAAACATTATATTGATGCTTAAAATAATTCCATCCAACGAAGAAGATAAAGCACGTTGGGATTGGATGAAGGGCCAAGGCCCGGACCCATACAAGGAGAAAAATAAAAATGAGTAGAATAACACACAACATACTGACACAGTCAAAGGCGTCCAGTTTTAAATTTTCGCCTTTAAACACAAACAAGATTGTGTTTGCCGCACACAATAAACCTTTTGCTATGAGTAAGAGAGTAAAATAATGAAATTGATAAGATGTTTAATCAAAGCTTTGACACCCCAAACTAGACAACAATGGATTGAAAGTTATCTATCACAGTCTGTGGATAGATATGATCTAGAAGCACGTCAAAGAGAGTTGACAAAAAAAGGTATCTATTAAATAATATAAACATGAGTACCGCAGTTTTTTTGATTGGTTTCATGTGTCTTGGCATGCCAGGAGCAGAGACTTGTACTAACATTGCATCACAGTTTTTGTATCTTACCATGGAAGATTGTCAAATTGCACGATCCGAAATAATGTTCGAACTAAAAGACATGACAGGACTTCAACTTCAATGCATACAAAGTGATCTAATTGAGGCATATACTAACTACAGGCCTGAAATAGTGCCTAGATAATGCCAACATCATTTGGCGATTATGTACTCCTAATTTTTATGCTGTTGGCCCTTCTCATGGTTATAATTGGCATAGTTGCCATGGCATTGAATAATAATTTTTACAAAACAAACAGTAACAAACTTATGCGAATGAGAGTGTTGTTTCAAGGCATTGCCTTAATAATACTTGCAGTTGTTGTTTGGTTATCTACTTAATTACAGCGTACAGATCCTATTAAATATTTGGTATAATATATTCGATTATATAAGGAGAATAATTATGTCATGGATTACAGATAGACTAAAGGAAAAAGCGTCACATGGTGGACTAGGACTAGTCGCCGTAGGACTTATTATACTATTTTTAGGTAGCTGGGTAAACATAGCCGCCTATGCCGCCATAGCTTATGGTGCTTACCAAATCATTACAAAAGGTTAAACAACATTGGGGGTGTAACGCCCCCAAATAATCAATCATTTCATTGCAAATTTGTAACTTATTTGTTAAAATACAGTATCTAATTAATTAGAGGAGAACAAATATGTTAGAAAAACTGTTTGGCCTATCTAAGGCAGGCACTTCTGTTAAAACGGAAATCATGGCAGGTGTAGCAACATTCTTAACAATGGCGTACATCACTGTGGTTAATCCAGCAATTCTTTCTACAGAAGGCACTGGCATGGCATTTGGTGCTGTGTTTACAGCAACTATTATAGCCGCTGTGATAGGTACATTAATAATGGGACTATGGGCCAAGTGGCCTGTGGCTCTCGCACCAGGAATGGGACTGAATGCATTTTTTACATTTGGCGTAATTTTTGGCATGGGGTACACATACAGTCAAGCATTGGCAGCTGTGTTTGTGGCAGGACTTGTGTTCTTGTTACTATCAGTAACTCCAGCAAGACGATATATTATCAATTCAATTCCAAAGTCAATGAAACTTGGCATTGGAGCAGGTATAGGATTGTTTCTTGCAATTATAGGATTTAAAAATGCTGGCATTGTTGTAGACAATCCTGCCACACTAGTTGGTCTAGGTGACATTTCATCTTGGCCTGTGTTATTGGCTGGACTAGGATTTGCAATTATGGCCATACTTGATAAGAGGCAAATACCAGGAGCCATAATCATCGGTATTCTTGCAGTTAGTATAATTGCATGGATATTTGGCGTTGCAGATATATCAGGTGTTGTTGGTGCAGTTCCGTCACCAGCTCATGCTTTCTCACTAGACTTTTCATTGTTGGCAACAGCAGGCTTCATCGGCACTGCATTTGCATTTCTGTTTGTGGACTTTTTTGACACAGCAGGCACACTTACTTCTGTTGCAAATCTAACTGGCAAAGTCAACAAGAAAACAGGTGAAGTGGAAGGCATTGATCGAGCACTATTGGCTGATTCAACAGCAACAACTGTAGGTGCATTGATGGGAACATCAAACACAACATCATACATTGAATCAGGCGCAGGCATCAAGGAAGGTGGCAAAACAGGACTTACTGCTGTCACAGTAGCAGTGTTATTTTTAGCATGTCTCATTTTTGCCCCATTAGCACAAAGCATACCTGCTTTTGCAACTGGTCCTGCATTAGTGTTTATAGCCACTTATTTTTTACGTAATCTCAAGGACATAGAATGGGATGATGTATCAGAATATGCTCCGGCTGTGTTGGCGGCTATTATCATGCCATTAACATTTTCGATTGCATATGGTATTGCACTAGGATTTATAGCACACGTGCTTATAAAAGCACTCAGTGGCAGAGCATCTGATCTAAATATGGGATCTATTGCAATTGCGGCGGTAAGTGTTTTATATTTTGTAGCGGCATAATTTTACTTTTATGGGGGTGTATTTCACCCCCATGTATCAATTATTTTAAGTCAATTCTAGAACGCATTACAGAACACATTGACAACACTGCATCTCTGCTATATACTATCAATAATGGCC